CTGAAACTATTATTATTAGTGGGTGCATTTGAAATAAAAATTAAAAAATGCAAACCTGCTTCTTACTGCAGAGCCAGAGTCAAAACAAAAATTTTTTGTAAAAAAAATTTTCTTTGTAGCCACCCCAATAAATAATATTACGGGGTGGCTCCGAGCCTGAGAATGTAATTCGAAGGTGGTGCCCCAAAAACTATATAAAGCGCGCAGCGCTTCTGACCCCTGTATGGTTGTTACTAATTACAATAGGCGTCGAAGGTTGGTATCAACTGCGATGCCAAATAGCGCAATAGCTACTGCTATTGGACACGCTGTTGGAATGGCTGTAAGGCATTACGGCCAGGCTACTCCTCCAAAGGATGTAGTGATGAAAAGTGGATCCACCAGTATTCGCGGCACATTAGGCGGTTTTGCCGGTAAACGGCGAAAGGGAGCTAAAACGCGAAAGGGTGGTAAACGCAAGACGCGTAAGCGTCTTGCGCGCAAACGAAAATATGGTCGAAAGGTGTTAGCCGAAGGCGGAGTTGAATTCCAAGGTGAAGAGGTTGGGAAGTTAACTGATGCTAATGCAGTGTACATTGGGCATGCATCATTTGCTCCTCAGAACTTTACGAAATACATTTGTTACTGTATGGTAAAGATGATCTTGAATAGAGCTGGTGTAATTTTCACTAATTGGAATATTGTTGCTGGTGGAGCAGAATTGCCTGCTGGCAGTACCATCTCATTTGCGTGGAGGGATACTATGATTAGTAGCCTTAATAATTTCACCGTCACCGTTGCCAATGCGGATACGTATGATACAATTGGCAATGCGTTCTGGAGTGCGTTCTATACTGAAATTAATAATGGGACTCTCAGTGAAAAATCAATCCCAGAGTATATTTGGGTTGATAAAGGCACTAGTGCTGCTACTAAAGACATAACAAAAGTAAACATGAATAATGTTAGTTTTGATGTGTTTGCAAAGGACAGTTTGAAAGTGCAGAACAGAACTGTTTCTGCACTTGCGGACAATGAAATAACGGATGTAAATAGTGTTCCGTTGACTGGAAAAATGTATTTTTCCCGAGGGAACTATTTTGAATCAAAGAACGAGTTAGCTGACGAAGATTTAGTTGCTGCACGTATTACTAATGTATTAGCAGTTAGTGCTAATACGGATACCTATTTATTTGAACCTCCGCAGGCATATTATTTTAAAGATACTACATCAATGCCAGTGCGACTAGCACCTGGCGAAATTAAGACCCACACGCATACATTTAAACGTACTTTGAGCATGAGATCGTTTTTATCGTGGGCAAAGTCGTTTTGGTACAATACCGCATTACAATCGGATGAACAGAATCGTCATTCGATGGGTCAAGTTGCAATGCTTGGACTTGAGAAAGTCATTGGAACCGGTTTGGATGCGACAGGAATTGAAATCAAATATGAAGTTGATCAGCACATGTGGGTGAAATGTAGGGTTAGAGAAGTGAACTACACGAATCAAATTAGATTGTAATAAATTATTCGTTTATTATTAAAGTATTGCATCTGCGTACAATCGCTGGATCCCATACAAAGGGTCTTGTATTACATGACACTGCTACTTGCATCGAAACAGGAATCAATGTGGTCCCATACCGGCGGTGGATACTCCTCGGGAGGTTCCGATCGCATAAATGGATTTGGGCTGTTACCGGCATGTGGTCGAAGCTCATGTCGTCGAACAGGATTGATTTGTGGACTCTGGGATTCAAATACTTGAGGTCGTCGATGTGCGATATCAAAAGCATTGGCTTCTCTAAATGCCTACAAAGGAATAAGGTCTTACCGCAACCAGTAGGTCCAACAATTACATTAGTAAGGTTTCTTGCTAAAGGAAACTCGGATAACGGACGATTGAATGCAAAGTTGAACTCGTCGTTTGGATCACGATGAAACGTTAATCGTTCAGCGTCGTTGTTGACCGTAGACCAAGCGTGTTGTGCGTAGCCAAACGGAATTCGTTCTGCACGCGCTTGCTCATAATAACTTTCCTCCGGCATGGTCCTAGCACGCTCGAAGAGATGATCTTGAGCGGCAACGGCGTCGGACGTCCATTCAAGAAAAGAACCGTCTTCTTTGATGTAATTAATCCACGCGTTAACGTTAGTTGTTGCCTGGATATTAGGGTGTCGTCCGCCAAAGTCAAAAAATCGTTCATTGCGCAAGTTAATCTTTCGCGCGTACTTGACGAACGCATGACGGTGCAAAGTCCCATCGGCGTGCGTTTCAGAACAGATAATGACATGAACGGGTAACGCGTCGACAAAGCGTTTGTTTCGGAGGTAAGTAAGTCCATCTTCCAGAGAGAAATCGGCTTGCGGATAGGTTATAGAAAAATTCTTGGCTTGAATACGGAACATAATGAAGAAGCCAAGAGCCAAATTATATATCGAAAATAATTTTATTAATTCACTTGTGGTACTTTGGATAGAAAAATAAAGGACCACGTGACACGATACCCATGGGTTAGAAAATCACGTGACACGATACTCATGGGTTAGGTTAGGGGTTAGGGTTAGGGTTAGGTTTTGGGTTAGAGCAGGGTAACATAAATAGATTAATAAGAATAACGTCATAACTACTGAAACTATTATTATTAGTGGGTGCATTTGAAATAAAAATTAAAAAATGCAAACCTGCTTCTTACTGCAGAGCCAGAGTCAAAACAAAAATTTTTTGTAAAAAAAATTTTCTTTGTAGCC